AGCCAGACCCTCATCCACAGACTTCATGACAGTCCAGGCATCCGTGAACACCTTGATGCCCTTCAGTCGAGAATCACGCTGGTAGCTAACCACCTGCTGTTCGTTGAGTGCCTTCTGAGCACCCATCGTGCCGCCAGTGATCGGAGTGCCATCCGAACGATGATTCAGCGTCTGACCACGAGCAGCTTCATACTGTTCACGCAGCAGCATCACCTGAGCAGGCAACATAACGCCGGTATTATACTGAGCAGCCGTAACCTGAGCCTGAGTCAAGAACACCTGCTGCTGCTTGATCAAACCATCGTGGTAAGCGATGTTCGACTGATGCGGCAGAAGATTGTTCAAGTTGAACGTCTTAGCCATATTGTCGATCTGCATACCTTCATGCGTGAACCGCTTGATGAGGTTATCCAGAGGCATCTGGTTGTTGACGGTGTAGCTCTTGATCTGAGCATCATACGAAAGGCTGGACAGTTCCTGGGGCTGATAGTAGTCCCGGCGGAACCGCAGCATCTCGTTCTCGATCTCCTTGCCGAGCTTCTCACCAATCATCATTTCCCGCTTCTGCGGCAGGATGTCGGAACGCTCATACTGCTTGATCGAAACTTCAGCAGCCAGACCCTGAGACTGAAGAGGCAGCATGTTGTTCAGATTGAACTGGGCAGACTGAAGCTCAACGCCCATGAGTTCCATCTTGCGGTTCGCAGTCTGGATCTCAAGCGGGATCAGTTCGTTAAGCTGCTTGCCCTTGATGCTGTTGTCCAGATCCTGGCCAGTGATCCGACCCACCAGAAGCTCAAGCTCCTTGGGCATCGTGAACTCAAGCTGGAACTGCTTGATGCCAGTCTCGGCAACCACACCATCCTTCTGAGCCTCAAGCATCAGCTTTTGGGTGGGCATCATCTGGTTCAGAGTGAACTTCGCCGTGTCGTTCTGGATCACCTGACCTTCAGTTTGCTTCAGCAGCAACTGGTATTGGGCAGGCGTCATGAACTCAAGATCATACTTCGCAAGGCAGTATTTCATGCTTTCCGAAGCAAGTTGCACCTTGGTTAGGGCATAAGTAGCCTGCTGAGTCAGTGCCTCCATCTTGATGGCAAAGACCTGCACCTTAGCCTTGGCAATCTCAACCTGAGCCTGAATTGCAGCAACCTGGGCATTAATCGACTGCCAATAGGTCTGCTCACGACCAAGCACAAAAGAGGTCGCAGTGGTCATGGCTCCTTGAACCAGACCAATGTAAACCTCGGCAAACGTAGCTGTGGTAATGCGTCCCTTTTCAAACTGGGAACCAATCTGGGCATTGATTGTCCGCATCAGCACATCGAGGATGCCGTTGCCGTCAATCTTGCCTTCGGTCAGTTCTTCGTTCTTGATTCGCACAAGTGGCTTGTAGATCTCATTTTCCAAGCCACCAGGCATCTGGAAACGGGGATCATCCAAGTCGATCTCTGGGAGGGTAAAATCTTTCCCTGCCAGCAGAGATTCGAGAAGCGCATTGGCTTCCGTATCTACGCCGCACCCCATGCTGGGAACTCCTTTTCAGCGCACTCATGAAAAAGCCCGCCCGTTCGTTATGAACGTAGCGGGCCTTTTGTTCCAGCCTGTTTAGGCCGGTTTACTCGGTGGCGAACACGCCAGCAGCAAGCTGCGCCTGAGCCAGATCAGCAAGCTCATGGTTGGTCAGCGGGGGCAGCACATTGATGGCAAATTCACGAACCCAACGCTGGTCCACCTGAATGCGGCCATCAGAGTTGGTCCGAGTGTTCACATGCAGGAACTTCTTGGCCTTCAACTGATCCAGGAGGATCTGCGGGATGTGATAGCCATCATCCGTGCGCTCACCATACGGAATATACTTCCGCACCGTGCCAAGGAAGCCATTGGCCACCGTGAAGATCTCGCCGGGAATGTCCTTCTTCTTCGGATCCAGATTGGCAATCTGCACACGAACCAGCTTCATCTTCTCGCGGATCAGAAGCTCACGAACAGCAGTTCGGTTCTCTTCCTTGGTCAGCGGACGATTGGGGGCATTCGGAGAGAACACAGTGCCGGTCAGTGGAGGAGTGTCTTCCTCACCATCCTGAGCAGCCTGAATCTTTGCCCGCAGCGTCTCAACGCTGATGTTGTTGGAGAACGGGATGTTCATCATACGAGCGCGTTCCTTCAAGATGGAAAGCTCGTCCAACTGGCGGGGGGGTTCATCATTCATCTGGTTTTCGGTCGAATCACTCATTGTCTTTTCCTTTCAGAGGAAAGCGAAGGGGAGATCCGAAGATCTCCCCAACTCCTATTAGACGGGGGCAACCGTCTTGATAAGAGCGATACGCTCAGGACGCTTCGCCATGAAGCCGTAATACCACTTGATCGAAGAGAAGCCCGACTCACCGAAGGGATCATTGCGATCAGCAGTCTCACGACCCGGCATCTTGGTCAGCACGTCGAACTTGCCCGACTTGCCGTCCGTCTGGAAGCCAATGGTGGCGAACGAGTCATCACCCACAACCAGCAGCGGATAGATGTTGTAGTGCTGCTTGCCAGCCTTGGTAGACGTGCGATAGCCGGGGTTCTTGACCACCTCGGCACCCGCCGCATCCCAATGCAGCATCTCAGGCACGACGATCAGGCGGAAGGAGTCAACCGTCCCGATCTCGCCGTTCAGCACAGTGCCAGCGTCGCCGTAGTGCTGGACCGCGATAAACGCCGCATTGTTGAAGCTGTCGCGCATACGACGCATCACGGGAACCATCTCGGAACCCATGAACATCACGCGACCAGACGGCAGGGTCTTGGTGTCGGTGTTACGCGAACCAGTGATAACCTTGGTCTGCTTCGGAGTGCGGTTGTCGTTCAGGATCTGATCCAGACGCACCAGATCCTCATAGTCCACGATGGACGGGGGGATCTTCACGCCACCGCCAGCGTCCACTTCCTCACCGGTGATCTCGTCATCGGCAGTAGCGGCACCAGCAAACAGAACAGTCTGAGCAGCAGCCAGCAGATCCTTCTGAAGCACAGCCTCAGAAAGCTGAACGGCACCGTTCATCAGTTCCCGAGCCAGATGCGTCATCAGGTCGGAATCACTGTCGAAGTTCAGGCTTTCCTGCGTGAACTCGAAGAAGAAACCGAACTTGTGCAGCGTGCCTTCACGAGACAGACGGGTGAAGCCAACGCGGTTCACACGACCACCATTCTCCGTCAGCAGCGGCAGACGGCCAACAATGGTGCCCACATCTCGGCTCGACCCATACAGGTTGCCGTTGGCGATCACCACACCAGCGGCGTCGATGCCCTGGGAGTTGACGTTCCGGTCATCCAGCAGCGGGATGTATTCATAGACCTTGATGTGCTTGCCCATGTGCTTGGGCATGTTGATGGTGGACGCCAGGGGCATGAAATACTGCTCCTTGCGCGCCTCAACCATGGCCTTCCGCAGGAAGAAGAACTTGTTCACCTGATCGGAATTGTTGCCGTCGATGGAAGACTTCTGCCCATCCATCGGGGCGTTATAGTTCAGCATTGGTCCAGCTTTCCTTTACGGCGCGTCCATAGCCATGATCTGCTCATCCGTTAGGTTTGAGAAGTCATTGATCTTTCGAGCGGGACGCGGAGTAGCACGAGAGGGGGTTGCGGCGGCAGCTTGAGCGTTGTTCTGGACCTGCGGCTTCGGAGTAGCAGTCCGAGTGGCCAAGGGAACCTTCACAGCGTTCTGAGGCTGCTGATTTTGCCCACCCTGCTGGTTTGAACCAGAAGGGTTCGGCATGAGGTGGCCCAAACGACCATCCTCCGTCATCTGCTTACCAATGGCGTTATAAGCGCCAAGATAAGGAGTTCCGGCAGGAATGGCACCCAGCATACGCAAACGCTTCATCTCATTGTCGATGGCCTCATAAACGCCGCTTTCGCGATGCTCATGAATGATGCGTAGCGTTTCTGGATTTTCGAGCAGCTTCCCCTTGCTGGCATGATCCCAGTCGGAGTTGACTTTGCTGATTGTCGCCAAGCCCGATTCTGACCCCTTCAGGTCATCTAGAACGGCCTCGAACTGAACCTGCTCGTCACTTACCCGGTGATTGCCCTCTTGGTAGGCTGGTTCGACGCTAGTATCAATCTCCAACGGATCAATGCCAGCTTCCTTGATCAGCTTCTTGATGGCTTCCGGGTTGCGGTTATGCACATCAATAAGGAAGTTCAGGCGCTCTTCATTGCCGAGAAGATTGTTATTCCGCAGCATAAGCAGGGAACGACTATGCGGAGCAAGCTCCTGCATCTTCTTGTTGTAGCCAGCACCCATCTGCATCAAGCGACGGGCTTCGTCCACCGACTTCACCTCGATCATGCGGTCGTTCGCTTTGAACGGCTTCAGGATCTCCTGCGCGAAAGCTTGCAGATCTTCCGCAGAACGCTCTTCCTGTTGGGCCTGTTCACCCGTCTTCTTGCCCTGCTCTTGAGCAGAATTGGCAGGATTCGGGGTGTTCTGGTTGCCTTCAGTCCCAGCCTTCTGGTTCTGACCTTCAGGGGTCTTCGCAGCATTTTGGTCAGGGGTCGGTTCGCCGGAACCCTGTTGGCCTTCAGCCTCATCCCCTTCGCCATTCTGCTGAGCACCGTCCTTCGGCTGCTCACCCTCCTGAGTGCCCTGGTTCTCGTCCTGGGCACCCTCGTCGTTCTCGGGGGTAGCAGCACCTTCG